AGGCCAGCTTAATTTTGTCTGTCGCTGACGAATAGTCAAAACTGAGCCAATCGGTATTGGCGCAGCCATCGCGTAGATGTTCTAACCTCTCACGGGTCGGGCTACCCACAAGAAGCCATCCCTTCCGTTTAAGAATCGCGTAGAGACAGGTATGAAGCGGCTTTAATACCTCGGTGTTGAAACTAGAGTACAAAGTGACAACCCTTGGTTTGCCGGAAGAATATACAAGCTGTATATCCGGCACCTCGCTAAATTCCTGGACGTTCCAGTTACCGCCTTCTCTGCGCGAATAATTATTTGTCGCGTGTCCGTTCGGGACAAAACTGACACGCTCTTTCCTCTTGTCCCAACCATCGGGGACGTTCCTAGAGAACGCCTCCTTAAACTTATTCAGATGTTGCTGGTCAACATCCTCTGGCTGGCGCCTTTGCCTTTTCCAAGTATCCATCGGGTTTTCCTGCTGGTCTTCGCAGTAATCACACGGTTGAATCTCGACTTTCATCGAGGTTTTAATGGATAACTCTTGAGCTACGGTGAGCTCTTGAGCGTACATTGACCGAATTTTGCTGCGGAGGCTACCGCAAACAATATCCTGAGGTAACGGACGAACCGCCTTTAGCCGTTGATCGGCCCTAAGGAGCTTCACAATGGCACGTGCCTTCCTCACAAGCTCTTTCTGGCGGGCACAAGCGCCAGAATCTTCTATGTTAGGGGGAGGGAGGTCCAACGGCGGTTCCCAAACGCATAGCAAACGATTGAGCGCGTCCTGAAGGACATCGCTACTATCGTGGGAAATCCTCTTGGCGTATAATTTGTCGCGAAATAAGTGGGCCCCCGGATAAGGAAAATCCGGATAAGTCCCCCATTCCGCACGCCCGCCGACCTTCACCTCTCCTTGCTCATTCCCTTCGTATTTCCATTTCCTTACTTTAGGAGGAGAGATAAATCTCTCCCAAGTAGGCCGGGCGGGGTCACCCGTCAATTCCCTTTGTTCTTGCCTTTTCTGCATCTTTGTCGCGAGTTTAGCGACCTGTGTACAGGGCTCGGGGTCAAGCCAGGACGTCGGACGTAGTTTTGGATGCAGTCGCGCCCGACAACGGCCTGCACGGACTTCGTTTTTCGTTTTAAGGCGTTGAAGTCGTTTGAACGCCGCCACCTCCCACCCTTCATCACAATTCGTATTGTCGTGCATCGTGATAAAGATGCCCCACATTCTTTTGATTGGAGGCGGGGCCGTCCCAAAGTGTTTTCGATCAGAGGTTCAGAGAAACCCGAGACTTTGTAAGCACCAATAAGATGCACCGCTTCATTACCTTCCTTTGGATAATTCCCTTTCATATCATGAGGATGGCTGCGCAGGGGTTGGTTGGGACCATTACCCCCCAACTTGCTGAACAATCGAACTCGCACCTGGGTACCTCCACCCAGGGCCCGGACTCGGGACGGGATGTACCCTTAGGTACAGCTCCTAGCGCCGAACGGCCGATTGCACAGTGGGTCGTGGATTCCGACGGAACCCCCCTTTGCACCAACTCATCATTTCAAATCCAGGGGCAGCGTGGTCTTATTGGCTTAACCCGGCAACGGAACGTCAATCCGATCACCCTGTTCTTGCGACCAAGTCCCTCATTCCCTTCCTTTCGCGGGGTTCACTCCCCGGTGACTTAGGTGTCACAACCCAGACGGGCTCCTCAGCCCCGCCCTAGGGACTACGCTGGTTGTAGTTCCACAAAGCTCACGCACTGGCGGTAAAACCAGAACCCACGGAGAGGACCGTGTAAAGAACCTTGAGGTACGCCTAGCG